TTCACGTTACCCCTAGATATCTCGCGGATGACATTCAGCGGACCATGATGGTCATCGATGATTCCTTTTGCTTCGGTAGTCCGGGCTTGTACTGATTTTCGTACCTGCTTAGTGCTGCGAATCGTCGGAATGTCACTGCGTTGGTGAGACTTCATTCGGTGGCTGAGTTCCAATTCTGCTCGGAATTGTGATAACACAGTTTCCACTGGTATCCCAGTTGAAGTCGAGGGTAGGTTGCGGAGAGCTTCGCGAGCTTTTGATATGGTGGGATCCGAATGCTTCTTGTCTAGTTGGGTAGGCCCAAAAAGAGCATAGCGTATCACGGCTGTGGCATCAATTTTGCCACTCGCAGTACCACCTTGACGAAACTCTCCTGCGATGTGTGGAAGACCTTTTCGAGAGCTTTTAATGGTTCGTCGTATGCATTCCCGAATGGGAGGGACTACCGTCCTATCGTGTAGCGCTGCTTGCAGCGCGTCTATGGCCAAAAGACCACGTTTTGCATCGACTTTGAAAGAACCACATGCTTCTCCGATACGTAACTGAGGTGAACATACTGCTGTCTGTTTGCTGGTCCGTTCTACGAATCGTTCGCAAAACACCCCGTAGTTAGGGGAGATGAACGATTTCTTCTTGTTGAGTACCAGCCCCAGATGTTCGACAGTACTGTTGTAGATCTCTATCTGCTTCTGTGTCCAAAGTCCGATAAGGTCGTCGCCACATACCTGGAAACTCCGGAAGTTGCAACGTGCACGATGTGCAGCAAATCCGTTGAGTACGCATAGGACTGACCAACCTGGTCCGAGTCCCATCATTGCGCCACAGGTTACTGGCTTGTCGGTTCCATCTAGTGTGAAGGGTCGGATTACCGTTTCGATAGCATCAGACCACCAGAATGGTGCTCCGATCGCTTTTCCGATCTCCTCCAATACGAACTTGGACAAATCTACAGAAATAGGATCAGTTGATTTTGCGAAGTCGACCGAATAAAGTTTGCTTCC